ATTTAATCCACTACCAGAAGTGCCAGTTTCATCAAATATTAGTTTATCTCCAACTTTAAAATTATTACCTCCATTCTGAATTTTTACAGATTCTACTGCACCAGAATTTACAGATAAAATTTCTATTTTTTGCTCTAAAATATCACTAGTTTCGTTAATAAAGTCATAATCTGCATTTTTTTCTGATACTTTATACGGTAAAGTATTTCTTAGTAAATTAGAGTTATTAAAATTAAAAGATTGATCTAAGTTAGAGTCAGAAATTAACTTTGATCTATACTTATTACCTATGAAATATGGAAATTCGTCTATTGTTGCGTGATAAGCATATACACCATTTGGATACTCATCATTTCTTTCATATCTTCCATTATATTCATCTAAATCCCCACTTCCATCAAATTTATAATCTTCAACAAAGAATCCATCACTAAATCCAGAAGGTCTATTTACAACATTTGAAATATCAAGAGTATATCCAGATTGTAATGTTTTTAACCCTGAGGATACATTTTCTGGATCTGAATATCCAGTTGGACCATAAATTGGATTTCCATCATATGCCCACCCTATAATTCCTGATAGAGTTCCATCTTCCAAGAAAGCATTTCTTAATACTGAGAAGTATTTTAATGTTGTGTATTGAATTTTATCCTTACCAGTCGATAAAAGTTCTCCTGTGGAATATCTTTGATTATTATCAACTGTCAATTTTCTTATTTGTGGATCAAAAATAGCATCTTTTCCTGAAGAAATAACTTCAATCTTTGTATTTGTAGAAGAATATCCGATACCGGTATTAATGACTTTAACTTCCGATATTTGTCCCGAGGCATTGACTACTGCCCTCAATTCTGCTCCAGTTCCAGAACCAGTAACAACTAAATCTGGAACAGAATAATACTCTGTTCCTTCATAACTGATGGTAACACTATTAATTGTACCTCCAACAACAACTGGACTCAATTTAGCAAGTTTACCATTCTCTATGATTACTGTTGGTTTCTTTTCATAATTTAAAACTGTTGATCCATATCCTGTTCCTGGTTGATAAACATATGCATCTATAATTTCACCTTTTACAACAGGAGTTGTTACTAAATTTTCAAGAACTTGTGTGGTTGATCCAATTCCAGCAGTAACATATTTGATTGATATAGAGATATCAGGGTATTTAAAATATTGTTCTCCGGATCCGGTGCTATTGAATTTTTCATAATTTTCTTGTTCATAATTTGAAACTATGGTTCCTCCAACACCAGCATTGCATAATCTGAATGCATTATCGTCAATCTTCAAAACATAAAATTGATTTGCTGTTGAAATACCAGAAATTTGAGTAGTTTCAAAATTATACTCTACAATTTCACCACTATTAAATCCATGATTATTAAAATTAACTGTGTTTTCTGTTGTAGATATCCCAGTAGGATTTACAATTAATTTTCTGTTTGTATATCCCTCTCCACTGTTAATAATTTTGATACTATCAACTTGTTTTTTAGTAGAGAGAGTTGAAAATTTGTGACTACCTGCAGATCCTGCGAAAATTCCAACAGGATTATTTTTTGATTCAAAATCACTTAAATTGAAATATAATCTTATTGCTCTGTTATTATTAACTTCAACAAAATATGAAGAGTTATTAGGCATTAATGAATTATTTCCTGCCGTACCAATAGCTATGGCAGTATTTCCTGAAGAATTATAAATTATCTGTTCACCGTTAATAAAATTATGATCTGTCAAGAATGCAATTTGATTGGTAGTTTCGTTGACTCCACCACCAATGGAAGATAGATTTGCATTAAATAAAACTTCTCTGGATCTGGAGACTAATACTGGTTCAAGAACAGCACCACTTCCATTTCCACCGGAGATATCAACAGAGGTAATTTTATCGATATTATAATCTTGAGAATCTACATATACTTTTTCAAAGTTTCCACTGATAACTGGTTGAACTTTTGCAGTAGTACCAATACCAGTAGAAACTCTAATGATTGGTAAATTGATTACATCATAATTTGCTCCACCAAATAAGATATTTACATCTTCAATTGGTCCAAAGTAAATATTATCTTTAGACTTATAATTGCTAATTTCTACTCCATTTATTAACATTCCTGTGGTTCCAGGAACAGTCAATTCTCCAGAACCTTGTTCAATGCTTTTTTCTAATGGAAATTTTCTAAAAAGTTTTTGTATTCCGAGTTCAGAATCTTTTTGAGAATTTAAAATAAATTCATGAGATCCTATATTATCACCAGTAGATGTGCTTGGTATTCCAAATGTTAAATTACTTCCAGATTCTACTAATGATATTGAACCATATAATTTAAATTCATTACTTGATACTTTCTTTACAAAATATGTTCCTGTTGTCAGACCAGTTAAAGTTTCTCCCTGTGAAGAATAGAATATTTGATCACCTGTTACAAATGGAACTTGAGTTCCACCCAAAGAAACAATATTAAATCTGTCATTTACTTTATCTTTAAGATTGCTGGTGCTAGCAATACTGACAGACTTAATATTAGAATCGATGTCAAAATTATATTGAAAACTAGTAATCCCACTTTTTGTGCTTGATGGCAGTGAGTTTGAAGCTACATATCCAAACTCATCTTCTTCAAAATAAACATTCGAAACATCCGACAATACAGTATTGTTTGCAAATCCTGCTCCGGATTGATTAACTCTATTTACCTTTCTTCTTACATCATATTCTGTACCTGCTTTCAAAGTTGGATTATTTTGCAATTGCAATGTATTACTTGAAGTATTAACATTTGTAATGCTAATTAAACCTGATCCAGGCACTACAACTTCACTATCTCTTTCTAATATTTCAACCTCATCTCCTATTTTTAAACTGGACCTATCAATCGGAGATCCCAGTTTAATAGTGCTGTTATTTATAATTTTATGTCTGGTGCTTGTATTGTATATAAAAGAATTTGCAAAAATTTCTTTCCAATTTGAATTACTATTCTTTACCTTATCTCCAAGGTTTTTAATTTGAATTATATCTCCCTCAGAGGTTTTGAAATTTTCACTTTGTTCCTTTATAGTATCAATTACTCCCAAGAGTAATAATTCAACCTTTTTTGAGGTATCTCCGTTTTCATAAGAGAAATATGTATCATTCGATCTAATATTTGATGTTTTAGATATATCAGCACTAATACCAGTGCATCCAAAAAATTGATTAATACTTTTTCCAGTGTAAGTGATAGTATTAGATCCAGAAATCAAAGTTCCTGACTCTGGAAAACTGACAGTAGAATCTACAGTTAAAATAGAATCTCCTGCTGATACACTCTCAATTAATTTCGTGTTTGGTGTAATTATAAAATTACCTTCAGCAGAAGAATTTCCGTCATTGCCTACGTAAAATTGAATTTTGTAAAAAGTTTTTCCCTTTCTTGTAAAAGGTTCTAATGCAGAAATTGAGGCAAACGTATTTTCATCATTACTCTTTGTGAGAGTCTGTCCTATAATTTTTGTAATATCTCCAGAAATTACTTCTACAACTGCAACCTCTCTTCTTACATAATTTGCAAATGATGGTTTAATCAAATAATCTTCCAAGTTTATAACAGAAGGAGTTTCACCAAAAATAACTTTAAATAAGATTTTTATAGATTCATCTGTCCCTTTAGACGAATAAAAATCTCTTGCTCTTTTTATAAAATTACCTGCATCAATACTTTCTGCAAAAGAAATATTTTCCAGTCCAGGAGTAAAAGTTAATTTTAATTTTTTATAAAATTCTTTTAAAAATAACGAACTTAAATTCTGTATAGTTACACCACTATTATGATCTGCTGCAGTTGACGTAGAAAATACTAACTCTCCATTGTCTAAATCTTGCTTATAATCAGTAACTCCACTAAATCCACGTACACAACCAGTAAAACTGTTTACGGTTATTCCAGTATAGGTAATAATTTCATTATCAATTTTTAACAGACCATATTGATTTGGAAATCCCTTAGTGCTAGAAACACTAATTGTAGTGTCGGTAGATGTTATAGTGCCACTTAATGTAGTGCTATCAACAATAACTTCTGGTTTTAAATTATCAACCTTTAAATATTCATCTAAATTATCACTAAGATCAATGGGACCACCTTGATATTCTTGTGAAATATAATATTGCTTTAAAAAATCAACAGTTTTTGGACTTTCATCCAAAATAAATTCTGGTAATTGACTGGAAATTATATCCTGAATCTTAACTTTTGATTCAATTCCTGTTTGTATCATGCTACTTTCTTATTAAATTTCCGTTTGAATAACTTGAACTATAGAAATCGTTAACAAATCTGGTCCCAGATATTTCATCACCAGAAGCAATCACGTCCCTTACCATATTTATTGTACTTTTTGAAATATTCAATGAGATATACAAATCTCTCAATCCAACAACATCATTAGATTCTGGGAACGCTTGAATTTCTATAACATTATTTGAAGATGTGGTTTCTGTAATGGTTATAGGGAAAAGAATAATTTCTCCCTTTTCATAATCAACCGTTCCTGCCTGTGGATTTAATACGACAATATTATTATCAGAATCAAATTTAATTAAAGAAATAATACCATCTTTTGCAATTTCTTTACTTGGCAAATTAGTTAAAAGATTGGGTGTGTCTGTCAGATATACTGTGGAACTTTCCCCAACAACTTTAAATCCAGTGGATTTTATATTAAAACCTTGAGATTCTACATGAAAACGGTTTCCATAACATAATTCATATTGGGCAAGAGCATTTAATGCTACTTTCAAGTCTCTGCGAATAATAATCTTTGTTATATTCGACGTAATGGCAGTATCAGTATTATCAATAACTTGTTGCACTTTACTATACTTCAATCTTCCTCCAAACTTATTAAGATCTAAGGATTCTGAATATTTTGTAAGAGAATTTAAAACCGATGTTTTTAATGACTCTTCTGATGATAATTGGGAATAATTGTAATAAACAGAACTGTCTAATTCAATGTAAAGAATTTTAAGATCTGTTATTTTTTGATTTATTCCAGAAACTGTATATTGTTTTAAATCTGATGCGATTCTGTCTTTATCAAAATCAGAAACAAAACTACCGTTTTTTGGTTTGATGCTTATTTGTACTGTACCAAATTGTGGAGGATCTAGTTGTTCACCTCCAACAACAGAAACAGATTCTGTATTTGGATAAATTTCTTTAATAATTGCTTCATAATCTCTTGATGTAACTGCTCTATATTGCGAAGAATATAGTTTCGGAGCAAAATACTTAACAGAGTCTACGGGTTCAATGTCTCCACCGTTGGAAGAGGTTTGGTTTGTGGTTATCGTAACCGATCCTGGATCAATTACTGTTGTGTCGGCACGTTCCACAGTTCCGGCAAAAGAAAAATTGGAAGCACCATTACCATCTCTTCCATCGGTTATAATGTAATTTGCGGTGATATATGTTCCATCACCATCCTCACCCAATTTTTTGCCAATAAGACCGTCACCAAATCTCAATTCGTATTTTTCATCTTGAACCTCACTGACAAAAAACACTCTAGAATTTTTATCAATGTTAAAAATATTTTTACTAAGAGTATATTCTATGCCTCTAGTATTCTTATCCTTACCGATATAAACTTTTAATTTGGAAGTATCAATAAAAGAATTATTTAAAATAAATCTTTGATCTAAAGAACCATCATATAAAAACTGTTTAGTTAAATATATTCCCTGACATACGTCAATATTCTTAAATGAAGCGGTCCCACTTACAAACTTTCCACCATTATCAAATGTACGAATTATATTTGCCGTTACATCCTCTACCACAGAGAAAGTAAATGTGGTGTCATTAGCAGTCCCTACACACACTATACCTGCCTTCAGAGTGAGTGTAGGAGTATCTACCGTAGTTGTTATGTCAAAGGATATTTGTGCCGTTGCAGCAGTTCTAGAACGTGGTGTGTAACCAATATTTCCAGCAAGAGAGACAACATTTTCTCTTAAAGTTGCAGAATCCAAAAAGGATTCATTCACAATCATATTAGAATTGAATGCTGTAATATAACTATTATATGCTAACGTGTCTATCAGAACAGAAAAGTTCGATCCTTCAAAGTCAAAATCCGTAAAATTGGAATTTGAACGTAGATAATCTTTGATGGATGTTTTTATCTGATCAAAGTCTAGATTTGCGTACTTTGTAAAAGGCATTTTATCTTGTTGCCTCTAAGAGGAATGAATATTCTTGTGTTGGAAACTCTTGGCCAATAATATCAAATATAACTGTTACGTTAAAAGTATTATCATCAGGAATGGGATCTACGATAACTTGTAAACTATCCACCCTTTGTTCAAAGTTTTCTATTGCGATTAAAATTTGATCCTTAATAACGGATGCTGTACCAAAATCAACAAACTCAAATAGACTTCTTCTTACATCAGATCCCAACAGAGAATTAAAAAATCTCTCTGTTGGGATTGTCTGCACAATATTTCTTACAGAACGACGAATTGCATTCTCATTTTTTAGAATAGGAAGGTCTTTTGTCACAGGATGAGGTTCAAAAGACAAACTAATGTCTTTGAACGATCTTGATATCCTCTGAATTGCCATTGTTAAAGAGTTTTCGTAATTTTATTTATACCTTATTCCTGAAGATTTCTTTTTTTATTGGACAAATCATCGTGCATTATCTCTTGAAGCACTTTTTCTTCAGTTTCTTGATTCTCTTGATGCACTTTATCAAGTGTTGAACCATAATCTGTACTCAAACTAGTCGTTCCCCACACTTTTCTCATGTAATCCGAGTCCCTATCAACTGGTGAATTGCCCATTTTGTCTCCATTATTTACATTTACTATTTATTTCTTGTTTTATAGTATCATAGTCTTCTTCAAGAACTTCTTTTAGATAATTTTCCTCATAATTGTCATAATAATTTGTTTTTGCAAGTTTTTTTCTTGCTTCTAAAAGGTCTTTTCTTGGTTGAGCAAGAACTAAATTATATTTTCCGTTATTTGACTGAACACCATTGATGAAAGTGTCTTCATTTTTGGCATCAGAAAGAAATTTATAGTCCAAATATTGCAAATTATAGTTATCTACTGCATTATAAAGAAAATCACTGTTATGATGATCCTCTACGATGTAAATTACAACATCATAATCGGGAATTGGAACAATTTTATCCAAATTCTTCTCTAAAATTAGAAAATTAGCAGTAGAGGCAAAGGGACATAGTGAAAAATTGCCTAATTCTGGTCTAATTTTGGATAAATTGCGGATCCATTTTCGAACATGTTTAATTTTCTTGTCTCTCATCGGGTGTTGTCCAGAAATAATCATCACAATCACCCAATCTACCCCAATTAACATCATTTTCAGTTTGAAAGATGCGAGTTGACACCTTAAAATCAGGTGTTTTGACTGGATCAGGTGTCATAGAGGTATCATATATGCGACATCTGTTGTTTGGATACAAACAAAACTGCCCATTCCTCAATTCAATTAGATTAAATGACTTATGTTCATCGGGCAATTCACTTGTCGATGCATCAATCTGGTCAAAATCTCCATGATAGTTATCTAATGTACATATATAATTTCCTTTGATGTTACCGAAGTGCCTTGTTCTCACTTCCCATTCCATCGGTGCAACAAATTGTTTTAAGATTACTGTAAAGTCATAATCCATACAATTCCAAAACTGAAGATTGACTAGATCCATATCAGGATCTGGTTTCTTTGGTTTTGATACAAATGCGGATATGGGCAGTTTATCAAACATAGCACCATATTCAGGCAGATAAGTCTCAAAGTAGAAGGCACGACCTTGAATAGACTTAGCAGATACCCATATACCCTCAACAAATTCTCCGTGACCATCTTTAAAATCACGAAGGTATTCTTTTCTGACCCATACTTTCTTTGTGGGTAGATTTGCTATTAATTTTGCCATTCCTTAAAAAATTGCGAAATTTCGTAACCCTTCAATTCTGATTTGTAATCGGAATCCTCTCCGAGATAAAAATAATCATATCCGAGTTTTTTATATATGGCACATTCATTCTTAAGAGATTTTTTACCGATATAGAGTTTGGGGTTTTCATAATCCCATGCAAATTGATCTGCAAAAACAGAGTTTACACTATCAAAACGATATACTAATGAAAATGCGGCGAGTTTATCACCATCATAATATCCAATGATATCACAATTACTCTGTTCGAACTCTTCACGAAAAATTGGTATTACACTATCAAACTCTTTATACACACAATACTTACGGTAGATTTCAAAACACTCATCATAAAAAGAACTATCAAGAAGTTTGTAATTAGAAACTTCCTGATAGTTTGTGTCTTTTAGTCTAATGCGACAAAACATATAATAGTATTGACTATACGTATATATTAACGTCCTTGCCCACGATATACTTTTTTCTTCCCATTACGAGAGGTTGCGGCATACTTCGTGTGCTTACCCGAGCCCTGCCGAGTTTTCTTCGGATTACCGGGCATAAACCCGTCTTTGTAAACTCCGGTCTTTGAACGTACTGCCATGATGCTCTTCACTCCTTAATAAATTTTGTTTCTAGGTCTTGTGGTTTTGGAGAACCTTTCTGATAAAAATCCATCGAAAGGTCCTCCATAATATCAAAATACTCCTCTTCGGTCAAGTCTTCGTGTAAGACTTCTCCTTTGTGGAGAATTGTATATCTTGTCATTATAATCAGATAACTCTTGTCTTCTCGTGACCGACTCTGATACGAGGATCACACCAAATTTCAAAACCTGCTGCGATAGCATCGAGACAGAATGATACATCTTCTCCACACATGTCCTGAACCTTTCCAGATTCAAAGACCTGCATCTTCGGTGCAAACCATGGATACTTCATCTCAGAGTGTTCAAATACTCCGTGCTTGATCAGTAACCATCCAAAACCTGCATAATCAACGGTAAATGGTTTGCGACGTTTCTGAATACCATCAACCATTTCATGATTCATCACACCACCGTTCTTTGCGAAATCATCTTCTTCTAACCAGTGTGCAACACTTGTAGTTTTGCCGTCTTCCGTGCAATACCAACCACTTGCGATATCTTGATCCATCAGAATCAATTGCCAGAACTTCTCAGTGTTAAAGACAATATCACTATCAATCCATAATTGATAATCATACTTTAACTTTCCGTCCCAGGGAATCTGGTCCGGTCCTCGCAGTACATTTGCTCCAAGACACTTGCATCTTGCGAAGTTTACCATTGATGAATAGTCTTGCGAGATCTGGATACTTGCTCCTGACTGCACCAGATCAAAACAAAGTTGTACAAAATTTTTCAGATATGTGTAGGAAACTCCTCTACCGGGCAGACAAAAGACAATGGCCTTGCCTCTCACCATTTCCTTTGCCTTATCATAGTCCCATTCTTGAGTTGTCTCTGTCGATGGTTTTGAGGGTGCCTTTGCCTTTACAGTAAATCCTTTAGCCATAATTTGAGTGTTTTTACTTCAGTATCATAACACTCTATCTATGCTGCGTCAAGATCTCTGATTATAATACAGTCGTTCTCAACCTCAATGTTTATTTCTGTTCCCTCGTACCACCCCTTCTCATCACAGATCCACTCAGGAATTGTCAGGTAGTGCTCACCGGTTACTGGGTCGATCTCTATGGTCGTAAAATTTTCTGCGGGATTTTTTTGCATATCTTTGAATCCTGGTGCCATTTTTTATATATGAAAAATTTTTTTATGGAGAGTGATATTGAGATCGGGATCTGGGTCGTTTATAGCTTAGGGAAGTAGGGGGTTTTTATATACGGGGGGGCATCACGGCGGGCAACACATAAGGGGGGCATATAACCCCCCACTGGTGATTCACGAACGAATGCTAATCCTCAGACACTGGTGAACTTAGGGTTGTTGAAGTTAGCATAACTGAATCTCTCACGATTGACCAGTTTGATTGTGCCTAACTCATTAGAGTAGACATAACCCTCTGCACTGATTTCATCCTGTCCAATGAATGAACGGGGACCATTATTACGGCAGAGATAGAGTGCATCATCTTTGATGGACTTAACTAATGCCCAGAATCCTAGGAGCATAGGATCACAATCAAACTCAGAGTTAACAACAGGACGACCCTCACGAATGCAGGCATTAAGTTGCTTTTTAATTTCCTTTGCTTTCTTATCACTTAGGAACGTCACAGTTTGTGCCATCTGCTTTGCAAACTGAATAGGTTCAGAAACATCAGCAAATGACCCGGCACAGGTATCATAATTACCGGTAAAGATACGTGCTGTTGGTTTCACGAACTTACAGTAAACTGTGTCGGTGATTGTGAACTTCATAGGGTGTGCGATTGCATCCCTTAAATCTTTCTCTGCTGTGTAGTAGGTATGTGGTGCGACGATAATCTCTGCATCTACGATACCATCGAACTGATAGGTGATTGTGTTCGGTGTGTATTCATCAGACCCACCGAGTCCGATAAAGTCTCCCTGAAAAATACCCTC